GGCTATGCGTAATCGCTTAGCTTATGGCGTACCTATTGCCGCTGGTTTAGCCACGGGGGGGTACGCCCTTTCTCAAGATGAAGATCCAGGCTCTGCACTTCTTGCTGCAGGTGCCGGCGGCCTTGGTGCATACGGAGGTTTGCAATTAGCCGGTCGTTATGCCCCTGCATTGGCTGCACGAGCAGGTGCACGTTTGAAAGGAGAGAAAGCAAGTGGTTTAAGTAAAGAGCAAATTCTTGCAGCTCCAATCAACCCTGGCACAATTGGTAAAGGCAAAGTTGCACAAGGGCCGGTAAATCCATCCCTCAACGCTCCCTACGAAAAAGGAATGGGGCCAGCAACTCGTTCATACGGAAAGGTTGCCGCTGCAGGTTTAGTTCCCGCTGCCGCTCTTACCGCCGGACTCGGTGGCGTTGCTCTTGGCGCTATTCCTGGTGCTATGGGTGTGCCAGGATTCCAACAAGGCATGGCTATTGATCCAGAATCCCCTGGTTCTAGCAACACTGCGAGTGCCAAATACGGTGTAACTCCGTATGCATCCACGCAGTACATGTAATATTAAATTACGGACTGCTAAAATTTGTGATAGATAAGACATATCTATGTCTGAATCTTTCACCCGATAAAACACTTCCTGCGACACTGGAGGATAAAACAAAGTGTTCATTGATAACGACTTTCCAAAGATTTTGGGTGCGGAACTTTACCGTCCCCATCCTGCGTATATCGCAGAAATGGCAGTCGAGCCTGTGGTCGTTCATGACTTCACTCGTCAGCCTGGTCAAACTGTTCAGTTGGACCGCTATAAGTTCTGGGGTACCCCTGGTACTAAGGACAGCCGTGAGCGTATTGCCGACCAAACCATCGGTACCGCTAACAGCCGTAACATCACAAAGGAAAAGGTGTTGGTGGTACTCAAAGAGTACACCGGCCCTGCAGATCCGGGTGATCCGACTCAGCCTAGCACTTTCAAGATTGCGCGTGAGACGCTGATCACTGCGCAGCGCCTGCTTTTGGACAGCGGGAACCTGAATATGTTCCACCAGTCGATCGGTAGCCTGACGCTGCTTGACGACTATCGCCGTTGGCGTGACCGCGTCTTCATTGACGAACTGTCGAAAGCAGAAGCCAATGGTGCTGCTTCTACTACCCAAGGTGGTTACTACTTCGCTGGTAACAAAATCAAAGATTCCTCTGGTCGTGTCAGCTACACCGCCACCGAATACGGTAATGAAGTTCAGCAGTTCCAGGTGCGTACTGACCTGCTGACCGTTGTTAAGGATCTGCGCAAGCGTAACGTTCCGACCTTCGCTGATGGTCTGTATCGTTGCATCTGCGATCCTACGTTTATGATGCATCTTCGGAGGGACCCTGACTTCCGTGAGATTGCGCGTTACTCTGGTAACCCTGGTCAAGGCATGTACATGGGTAACCCCATGATGCCTAACAACGCCAGCTTCTACATGGGTCCCCAAGCTGGTCAGGGCTACTTCCTGGCTGGTGAACCTGTAATGCCTACTGGCGTGCAGTTTGAAGGCGTCAAGTTCTTCGAGTCGACCAACTTCCCGACCAAGAGTGTGAGTGCCTCCTTCGATGGTGGTTCCACCTATGCCTCCAGGGAAGCTGCTCAAGGCTTCTTCTTCGGTCCTCAGTCTGTTGGTGTTGGTATCGGCGGCCCGAACGCTCAGGTGCTCATCAACAACAACGATGACTTCAGCCGTTTTATTATCTTAATTTGGCAACTGTACGCTGGCTTCGAGATCCTGAACAAGGATTTCGTTACGACCAGCTACAGCTTTGTGCAAGATGACGGCACTATCTGATAACTAACGTATAAACCACAACATAGGAAAAGATAAATGACCTATTTGTCCGCTAAAAAAATCTTCCCAGGTAACTGGGCAGAACCCCTGAACGGTTGGTACAAGAACATTGATGCCGATTACGCAGGTACTGATGACGGCTCCAAGGGTGGCCCCACTTCTGTGCTGGCTGTCCCTGGCTACCGTTACTTCCAGCAGCGTGGTTACGTCCCTGTGACTGCCACCTCTGGCTCTGGTCCTGTGGCTTCTGCTGCTGTGATCGTTCCTTCGCCTTACCGCCAGGACGACACCCGCCCCGACATCACCGGCATGGTGATCTCTGGTAGCAGCACCCTGCCTGCTTATGTGTACCGCGCCACCATCTCCGTTGCTTCTGGCTGGGGTGACGGTCGTGTTTCCTCTGGTGTTTATGCCGCCACTGGTAACGTGATCTCCTTCGGTCGCAGCAATGGTGGTAGCCCCACCGCTGCCTCCGGCATTGGTGAAGGTGTGATCCAGGCCAACCTGACTTCCACCGTGTCTGGTACCCAGGCTGGTGAGATCTTCTTCGCTGCTGGTTCCGCTGCTTACAGCACCAATCCGTTCCTGATTGCATCCGGCGCAGCCGGTGTGACCGCTGGTAACGTGAACTACGCTGTTACCTCTGCAACCACCCTGCGTGTGTTTGCAAAAGAAACCGCGAATAGCACTGCTACTTCCGGTGGCTTCTACATCTCCAGTGGTGATTCCACTGGCGGTCGTACTGGTTACCTCGTGGTTGAGTGCTGCTACGTTCAACCTGACGTGGCACCTGGCTACGAAGATATCGATGGCTACCTCCTGGGCCGCACTGTTAGCTGATTAGGTTAAACTAAGACCAGTAAGTAACTGGTCTTATGTCAACCACTGCAGCAATGCTTTATCAGCACAAAAAAACAGGTGCAAGAGTCAAGATTGTAAGCGAATGGGATAACGGCGACTGGTACATGGTCGAAGATCAGGACGGTCGCCTTTATACCGCTTACAGAACTGAGCTTACACCTGATGAAGCTGCTACCAAAACGGTAAAAACGCTTCAAGTAAAAGATAAAGCTGCTCAGGAAGAGCCACGTACTTTCCCCCCGGACAACCGTTTAAATATCAATTCAGCTACCGCCCAAATGATCGCTGATCATATTAAGGGTATTGGATTGAAAACAGCCCGAGAGATTAAAGATCTTCAGATGTCCTTATCGGGTGAAAGGTTCAACAATCTCGAACAGTTAAAACAAATCAAGCGAGTTGACTGGGATGCGGTGATTGCTGCGGACCTGATCAGGGTTTGATTACTCATCTCCACACTATGCCCCTGGGAAACCAGGGGTTTTTTAGTCTTACAATTAAAAATAAACAGTAATATGGCTGGCATCACATTTAAAGGACGTGTTGGTTCTACCGGTAGATCAACTGGTCCACATTTACATGTTGAAGTAGAAGATCTTGCGACAGGTGCTCGTATAAATCCGGAAACAATACGTACTCCTCTTGCTGGTTTACGTATTGGTGAAAAAAGAGTTCCGGCTTTAATACAAACTCCGGAAGGTAAATTTGCTTTTAATCCAGAGGCTGGTATTACAGTCACTTCTAAATTTGGCCCCCGTGGAGGGCGTCAACACCAAGGTGAGGATTGGGCACTGCCAGAGGGAACGCCAGTCTTTTATGAAGGAGCGGGTAAATATATTCCTTTAGCAAATCAGGGTGCTTACGGAAACCTGTCTACGTTTGTCACGGGAGATAATAAATACAAGATTCGTTTAGGACATATGCAGTCCTTAGGCGAAGCCGCTGATTTAACAGGTACGAAAGTAGCCGATCCTTCTGGTGCAGGTACAGATCCTAAAGAGTTTTTAATGGGTTACTTGCTTGGTACTGGCTTTGCGGGTGAGCCAAAAGAAAGTAGTGCAACCAAAATGAAACGTGAACTTGTCCAACAATTATTGCAACCCGCCCAAACAATCAACCCAATGCAATTACTGGCAAGCTTTCCTAATCCATACGCCGTTTAATTCACTGCATTTATAATTGAGAACATACGGAAATAAGCTGTGCAGCTCAGCGATTTTGACAAGAGTAGAGTCAGGTATCACCTAGGCTACTTCACGGTTTCCGTGCCAGCGGGTGATTATGCCCGTCTGGAAGAAGCCATGAATACGATCCCAGATTCATACTTCTATGACAAAATCGCTATCCAAATTGGACGTTGCGACACTGCTGAAAAGAGGACTGAAGTTGCTACTTCACCCTCTACGCGCATCGAAAACATTGTTGGTGACGTTGATCGTACGATCAGATCCAGTAATGCCAAAGAGGCGCTTAAGGTTTGGGATGAGATTTATCTCTACGAAACCAACCGTTTAGCCGGCATCCTTTACGTACCTAACTACAAGGATCCGTTCCAAGCCAGATATCGTTACGAACGCTCTGGTGC